AAGATGAGACTCCAATTAATCCTTTTGACTTCTGGCAAGGTGCTAATTTCAAACTCAAAATCGTAAAGAAAGATGGGTATTGGAACTACGACAAATCTGAATTTGGTTCTGCTGAACCACTACTGGATGATGACGATGCTCTGGAAGCCATCTGGAAGAAAGAGTATTCTCTGACTGCAATCACTGCTCCAGATCAGTTCAAGTCCTATGAAGATCTTGAACGTCGTATGAATATGGTTCTGGGTCTTAAGAACTCTTCTCCTGCTCGTTCTCGTGCAGTGGTTGAACAAGAAGATGATCTCGAAGAGTTTACACAAACTCCTACAGTTCAAGATCGTGTAGTTGAAGAACTGGAACAGTCTTATGCTCGTTCTAAGTCTCCTTCACTTCCTACAATCAGTTCTGTTGATGATGACGAAGATGATGCTCTCTCTTACTTCCAGCGTCTTGCTGAAGATTGATTATTGATATAATCTAATATTATCTCCTTTCTTCAAGGTGGTGCTCTCATACTGAGCACCACCTTTTTTGTATTTCATCAACTCTTCCATATCATTAAAGACTACATTCAAATATCTTGCCTTAAGAACGAAGATATTCCTTTTATCATCTTCAATCTTTTGTTCATATTGATAGTTTGTGATTGGTACTGTAAAGTTTCTTACAGTAACTTTTCTTTCTAGTCCATCATCATAGTAACTTGTAGAGAAGTTTGAAGGAACTCTTAATCCTGCAGGAATAATGGTAATTCCATTTGAGTTTACCACTGATGTAGTTTCGTAATGATGAACTGCATTTACATTTTGATATGAACCATACTTTTCTAATAGAAAATTATCAAAACCAGATTGTGGTAATGGCCATTCTGTTTGAATATTTACTATATTGTTAGAAAGTAAAACAACCCAATCTAATGTTTCATCCTCATAAAAATTATATGCAACATTATCTGGTCTTTCATCACCAGTTATCTTATATTTGGTGAAAAAACTTAAGTTGCCAAAAAGATCTTCTCTTAACTTTCCTCTTTTAAAAAGATTTTTTACAGTCTGATAGTCGGAGATACTTTGAGAATCTGGAGTTCTATTAACGTATTGAAAGTCTGGGACTTGACGAAAATAACTTGTCATATTAGTAACCTATTTCTGTTTCTGAAAGATCGTTATAATCTTCTTCATAAATTGGATCAACTTCACTAAATCTTAAAGTTATTTGATATGATGTCATTGTTCCATCAGAAAATGTCATATAGGTTCCATCTGGAGTATAATCAACATCGCAACTAAGGAGAGCACAAGTTTTTATTTTATTTAATGATGTACTACTTTTTCCTATGTAGGATATATCAAATAAATTTGGTGCTTTTAAGAAAATGTTAGATGGAGCAGTTTTTACTGACATTCCTTGTTTAAAAAATCTAATAATTCTTTTAACATTATTTGCTTCTGGTTCACTTCTTGGAGATAGTCTAAATGTAAAGTTAAAAGGCCTCAGCGTTGGTCCATTGAATAGTAACTCTAAATTTGGATTTATAATGGCACCAGTTGCTCTTGAAAGTAATCCTTGTGTACCAACTGCTTCTTGTGCAAGATAAAGTTTTATTGCATTTTTAAAATCTGCTGTGTCTGCTATTGTTTTTAAATCTTGCTGCACTCTTCCCATTAAGTCAGATAACATACCAGTAAGTCCTTCTCTACTATTCATTCCTCCTAGTGATAATGATGCTAAATATGCGTCAGGTCCGCTTAAATTTGGTCCTCCCCATTCAACTCCATTGCTATCCGTAATAGATGGTTGAATTGGAAGAGTAACCGATCCTTTTAATTTTGTGAGTCTTCTTTTTCCCGGTTTAAATGTTGATATATTATCCTTAGTTATTCCCCCTTCACCTCCTAATTCTCTTCCATCATATTTGAACATTGTAAATTTTATATAATCTTGATCATCAGAACGATCTAAAGGATATGTAAGATCTTTATCTGCACCATAGTTGGATCTAGTCTTATTACTTGCAACTTCTCCATTTATTGAAAGTGATTGAATATCTTTTGGATCTGTCGCTGGTGGAGTATCTGAAGGTGCACCTGTCTCAGAAGGAGAAGAAGTGTTCACTGCCCCAGGAATTCCTAAAGTTTTTGCTGTTTGTGGAGATCCATTCGTATTAAATTGATTTAATCTTCCGCTATTTAATGTATCTGTTGATGTTGTAGTTGAATAAAATGCTGTTAATACTTTTTGTTTATCGCCACTGTAAGCACTATTAATTTGTGGATTATTATCTGCTAAGTATTCAAAAACATCAATACTACCTTTTGATTGCCAAGGCGTATATTTTCCATCTGGATTTTTTTTTGATTCTAAGTATATTGTATCTAGATTTGTGACAACTTGAATACCTCCAACACCTGTAGCATATGGTGACCATTTTGAATTTCCAGTATCCAAATCAGTTTGAACTCTTCCTTTTACTGGAATTCCTCCAATTTTAATAGTAAGATCTGCTGTTTTATTATTTGCCATCAGTTATCCTCCTCAACCACAGAAGGATTAGTCATCTCAATTTTTTGTAGAGTATGAGACATTTATAGATGTTTTTTATTTATTTAGTTCTGAATTTTGCGTATGGAAGAGAACGAAGATAATCAATCTCATTCTTCTTAACTTCTAGTAGCTTACTATTAACTTCAAACCAAGTATAATTTCTCACCGTCCCCCAATGAAAATTAAGTCCAGTAAATCCCCATTTTTCTATTGAAAGTGTTGCAATTAAAGGGAATTCATCGTATCTTAACCCTTTTGTTTTTGCTGAGTATATAAAAGTATAATATTTTCCAACGTCAGGAACAAAGTCTCCTTCACGAAAGACTTCCATGATGGTCATCATAATATCATCTGGTTTTGTATACTTATATTCTTTTAGTTTTAACTTAAGTAAACTTACTCTTTTAGAACTTGATCCAACGTATTGACCGAATCCTTGCGCCATTATTTTATGCCTAATTCAGATTCTGTGATTATGCGAAACTTGATTAAATGATCATCACACCATTCTTGAATTGATTTCCATTTTGATTGGTTAACTGCATAAGTATTTACTTCATTAATATAGGTTTTATTTTTCTTTTTTCCTTGAACTGGAGGAACTGTTTGGTTTTTTGGTTTTATTTCTATCACATATTTTTGGGTCTTTCCATTATTTTCAAGAACTTCAATAATAAAATCTGGAAAGTATCTACATACTTTTTGTTTTACTGGATTATAATATGGAATACAAAATTCTTCTGATCCATATCTTAATACATTAGGTGAGCGATCACACCACTGCATAAATTTTAGTTCCCAACTACTTCTATACACTATATTTTGGGAGTTTCCAATATATTTTTCTGGATTTTTTGGATGAAAATATCCCTGATGATACTTAGAGTCACGAGGCATTTTTCCAACCTTTATGGGATTTTCTTTTTCCAGATAAAACCTGACCTAGATGTGTGGGATTTAAATTCAATTTTTTACATATGTGAGATATACAATCAAATTCAATTATTTCACCTTCTTTTGAAATTATTTTTCCTCCCTTTTGGAATTGTGGATATTCACATCCTTTATTAAGTGCTGGTTTTCCTTTTCTTTTTTTAGAAGATGTTTCTATTGCTTTACTCATATCCCTTCCCTTTGCAATTTCACTCATTTTCTTTTTTGTTTCTTCAGAGTGTTTTTGTCCTTTCATTCCAGGAAAGTGAACTCTAGTCACTATACATTCATAAGTTTCGGATAAAATGGTTGCTCCATTAACATTGAATGTTTCACACAATTTAGTTGTATCCCAAATATACGAATGTGTTTTTATCTTTTCCATATACATAATATATCAGTAAAAGTATTTATAGATAGATGCCAGCATCATTTCCAGTTAAAAAGACGGTATCTGATTTAAAAGCAACAATATTAAATCCAGCTCTCACTTCTCATTTCCAATGTTGGTTTAATCCGCCACAGTTAGTTCGCGACTGGGTTAATCAAAGAGTAAGTGCTGGAATAGGAAATGGATATAATGATGAGTTTATTTCTTTGTCTTGTTCTGAAGCATCACTTCCTGGATCTTCATTAGCAACACATGAAATTAATAATGATTTTACTGGCGTCACCGAAAGACATGCTTACCGAAGACAGTATGATGATAGATCTGATTTTACTTTTTATGTAGATCACGATTACAATGTACTCCAATTCTTTGAGAACTGGATGTCATATATTGTTGGTGAGCAATTTGCTCAAGGAGTAGAGAATACTAATTTTTCTTATAGAGTACAGTTTCCTGATGATTATAAAACAGTAATTTATGTCAAGAAATTTGAAAAAGATTATACTGGCAGAGTATTGCAATATAGACTTTTAAATGCATATCCTATTAGTATTAATTCAATACCAATTTCTTATGAATCGTCTCAATTGTTAAAATGCACAGTGTCTTTTAATTACTCTAGATATATTATTGGTGGTGGGGAAAATATTTCCCCACCACAAACCTCTCAGACACCAGAACAACAAGGATCTTCAATTGCTCCAGGAACACCTCAATTTCCGGGGATACCTAATGCAGAAGAATACTATGGACAGATTCCTCCTGTCGAATCTGGACTTCCTTATGTTGGAAGAAATATTGGACCACTTGCGCCTTTCTAAATAATCATACTGAAATTTCTATAGGTCATTATGCCTTTACCAAAGATCTCTACGCCAACATATGAGTTGGAACTTCCCTCTACCGGACAAGAAATTCAATACAGACCATTTCTTGTAAAAGAAGAAAAACTTCTTGTCCTTGCATTGGAAAGTGAAAACACAAAAGAAATCACAACTGCAATTAAGAATGTAATCAAGAGTTGCATTCAGACAAAAAATATTAAAGTTGAATCTCTTCCTACCTTTGATATTGAGTATCTCTTCTTAAATATTCGTGGCAAGTCTGTTGGGGAAGAAATTGAAGTTAATGTTATCTGTCCTGATGATGGGGAAACTTATGTTCCTGTGAAAATTAACATTGACGAAATTCAAGTTCAAAAGAATGAAGAGCATACTAATAAAATTCAAGTAGATGATAATATTGTTATGCAAATGAAGTATCCTTCACTGGATCAGTTCATTAAAAACAACTTTGATTTTTCTGGTGATACAAATATGGATCAGTCCTTTGATCTGGTCGCTAGTTGTATTGATAAGATTTTCAATGATGAAGAAGTTTGGACTTCGGGTGATGTAACTAAAAAGGAACTTATTGATTTTCTAGAACAAATGAACTCTGCTCAATTCAAGCAGATTGAAAAGTTTTTTGAAACGATGCCTAAACTTTCTCATTCTGTAAAAGTTAAAAATCCAAAAACTGAAGTTGAGAGTGAAGTGATTCTTGAAGGGTTATCAAGTTTTTTCGCATAGGTATGGTCCATATGGACCTAGAAAACTTTTATAAGTTGAACTTTGCTTTGATGCAGTACCATAAATATTCATTATGGGAAATTGAACATTTGATGCCCTGGGAAAGGGATGTTTATGTTGCAATGTTAAAGAATTATCTGGAAGAAGAAAAATCAAAGCAACAACAAAATGGATAAAGATCTGAACAACTTACTTACAGGAGCAGGTGACTCTTCAAAATCTACTCCTGCTTTGTATGAAGGTGTGGGAGAATCAGATCTTGTTAGTGAAGAAGTAGATGAAAGAATTTTAAAACTTATTGGTTTAGATGATGTTTTTGATATTGACTATGGAACTTATGTTTCTCTTTTAAAAGAAAGATTAGTTGCATCTAGAAGTTTTGATAAAAAACTTTCTTCCGAAGAAGATGAGTTATTGGTTAAAGAATTTAAAAGAGTAAAGGGCAAAGTAGGAAGATTTAAACTAAAGAAGAAAAATATAACAGCAGAAAGTATTGGTACAACTGGTCCTATACAAATCTCAAGAGACAAGTTTTTTCTTGCAAGTAAAGCAATTGTTCCAACAACTGCTACTCCAACACAAGAATCCTCTGAAGACATAAATGATATTGAAAAAGCACTTAATGATATTCTAAAAAGTTTAACCTTACAAAATAAAGAAAAGAAAAAAAGAACTGACGAAGAAAGAAAAAAATCAGAAGATCGTAGAAGAAGACAGAGAGAAGGTGATTTAGAAAAACCACTGTCTCAATTAAAATCCTTAGCAAAGAAAATCATTGCACCCGCACAGGGAATACTTGATCGTATCTTTAGGTTTATCAAGTTTACTTTATTGGGATATGCATTTAATCAACTTGTAAACTGGTTTAGTGATCCTAAGAATGCAGATAAAGTAAAAGTTCTTGGTAGATTCTTAAAAGATTGGTGGCCTGCATTATTGTCTGCGTATGTTTTATTTGCTACTCCATTTGGTAAGTTTATTCGCGTTACTTTAAAACTATTAAGGGGACTTATTCCCCAAATGGTTAGGTTCATTGCTAAACACCCTATTATTGCTGCTTCTACTGCTGCTGCAGTTGGTGCATATGCGATGGTTCAGAAAAATGAAGCATATCGAGATGAACTGAAAAAGACTGAACCTTCTATTGTTACACCAAAAGAAACTAAAGAAACTGGTAAAACACCAGGAACACCGCAACTACAACAAGAACAAGTCTTCCAAAGAGGACTTGGTGGAATGTTTAATGGTGGTGGATTGGTTAGAAGAAAATCTTTCTTTGGTGGTGGAGAAGTACAGAAAGAACTTGATATAAATCAGATTGCATTTGCTGAGGGTGGTGGAGTTGATGATAGTAGTGGGGTAAAAATCAAAGGTGCTGGACCCGATACTCAGTTAATTGCTGCTGCACCTGGTGAAGTAGTAATGTCTAAGAAAGCAGTTGATAAGTATGGTGCAAACTTCTTTCTAGACTTAAACAAAAAAGCAGGTGGAACTAATATTCCAAAGATAGCAAATAACATTCAACTTGCTGCTGGTGGTGGATTAATCAAAAGAACTATAAAGTCATTCCAAGGTGGTGGGATGGTTGGCGGTGCATTAAATCAACTTGGCAAATTTCTTCCAGGAACTGGTAGCGTCATAGCACCAAAATATACTGAAATGGGTTTCCAAAATAAGTTGCTTGGTATACCTCTGAATAGAAGAGTTGTCAATCAACAAGCAGGAGAAAGACTTTCCCCTAAAGCAGTTAATAGGTATAATCAAGCACCAACTGCTCCTAGTACTATAAGACCTTGGAGTGCTTTTGATTCAACTCAGGTCAGTGTTCCTAAACCAAGAGCAACTTCTGGTGGATCTTTTGTTGGAGATGCTTTTAAGAACTTCAAGGCAAATGTAAAAACTATAAAAGGTGCTGCAAAACGTCAAGAAGTAATGATGAGGGAAATGGGATATGAACCGGATGGATATGTAAATCTTCGTGGACAACCAATGAATCTTGGTCCACAAAGTCGTTCTGTTGCTCCTGGTCCTCGTATTATTGTATCAAAAACAACTTATACAGTTCTACCTCCAATTAAAGCGCCAAGTAAGCAACCATCAATTGCAAGGGGTTCTAAAATACCCGAGTTTATTATTTCTGGTAATAATGATTCCAGATCAAAAATTGCTTCTTCATTGGGTATTGCAGATTTAGTAGGGGTAGCATAAAATGGCAACCATAGATTCAAAAAAACTTTTACCTCCAAGTAAAGAAAGTAGTGCAATAGAGAAACCAAAGTTTCTTGTACCTATTAAAAGTATTTCTGTAAAAAAGATAACAGGTTCTGATTTAAAACCGGTAGACAAAGCAGGAACTGATGAACCTGGAAGTTTAGTTGTAGTTAAAAAGAGGATTGTAAGTTTAAGTAAGTTAATAAACAATAATCTTTTATTAGATCAAAGGGAAGCATCTACAAAAAGAAAAGAAGAAGAAAAATCTAAAAGAGAAAAGAAAGAAAAAGATTTAGAG